TCAAGCTATATATCTTCGGAATGATGCTTTCACATTTTCTTCATTTACTGTTACATACATCATGGTCGTGTCCGGTTTTTGATGCCCCGCATATGCTTGAATCTCTTGTAGCGGTATTCCTCTGTTTCCGGCATCTGTGAGCAACGTCCGCCGGAATTTATGCGGATGGGTATGTATGTGCGCTTTCTTGCCCAGTTCAGACAGCATTGACTGAATTGCTTCTTTCCCCAAACGGCCAAACGGTTTCCTGCAGCCAACAAATAATGCCGGATTAGTATCTGTTCTGCTTAAAAGATACTTTCGTAGATGGTAAGCACACTCTTCCGTCAGGTACACTTTTCGTTCTTTCTTCCCTTTTTCACCGTAAATTATAACCTCCCGGTTTCCCCAGTCGATGTCCGATCGGTTCAGTGCTACGACTTCCCCGATTCTTCCAGCTGTGCTATACAAAAATTCCATGATAGCTATGTCACGCTCTCTGTTGGCTGTACATCTGAGATGCTCCCTCTCTGCAGCCGAAAACGGCTTCTTAATCTTCTGTGGAACTTTCATATGCTTAATACGGCGCATCGGATTTCTCGGTATAAATCCCTCGTCGCTCGCCCAAGTAAAGAAGCTTGATAGATACCGCCGTATCGTGTCCATGTAAGATATTGAACACTTTCGGCTCTCTTGGAACATTGCAAGATAGAATCGAATGTCATTTGTGGTGATATCGCACAGTCTCTTGTTAAGAGACGTTACCATCTTAATCACACAGTCAGAGTATTGCTTTACAGTGCTATCCGCACAGTTTTCTAACCTCTTACTGGCAGTATATAGCTTAAGTATCTTCTGCCAACCGGATTCGCTTGTAACAAGTTGCGTATTCTCTTCTTCAAGCTTCAATCCGTGGAATTGTATGCAGAGTACATTTTGTAATTTCTGCAATTGTTTTTCGTCCAAAACTTCTTGCATGGCACCGGTTACATTTCTTATTATGTTTTCAATATTATTCATAAAAACACCCCTTTCAAGAGCATAATACTCCTAAAAGAGGTGTTCTCTTTAAATGCATCCCATTTTTCTTAAAATCATATCCATAACATTCCTTCCGGCCACTTTGTCGTTGTTGAGACCGGTATCATTCTGGAATTTATCTACTGCTGTTTCCAACCCACCGCCGAAAATTCCTGGCGCTTCTACTGCTCCGCTATAATATCCAAGTGCTGTAAGTCCGATTTCAACGAATGTAACAAGATACTGCTTCTCTCCACGTTTTACATAATGGAGGTCACGCGCAGCATTAGTCTTCGCTCCGATTTTTCCGTCTACGGTCAAACCAGAATTGTAATCCATATTGCAAGCAGTCTGTAATGCCATAATTAATCCTTTGCGTGTCTTCGGACCGTTCTTTCCATCTTCAGGAATTCCAGCGCCCGTAAAGTTATTAATATGGATCTGTGCATTTTTCAAGCTCTGATTCGTTGGATTTACTGCAGGAATTGGTGCGGGTGCTGGTTTTGCAATAGATGTTCCGGCTCCGGCCGAACCGCCAGCGTATTTGTCCCATGCAGCTGCGTCTCCATAGAATACATCTAAATCGAGATGGCCAGACCAACCTGCTAATTTCCCACTTGAAGTATACTGATACATCGCACAGCTTCCCCAGGCCCCAAGTCCTCCTTTCAGAGGTGCTTTCGGAGTGTATCCCATTTCTGTATATCCATTGTAGTAGCCAGCGTTCCAAAGGCCATAGTCTGCGTTTTTGACTGCTGACCAGTCATAAGCATTGATGCAATTGTTGTAGCTGTATAACATAGGTTTGATTCCCGTCTTCTCCAGCACGCGATCCAGAAATTCTTTTGCATATCCTACGCCTTTCTTTACTGCGTCTCCTTCCCAATCCAAGATCAAGATTGCTTTTCCAATATATCCCTGTACATTCTTCAAAAAGAAATCCGCTTCAGCTTTTCCGGTTGTTTTACCGCTCGCAAAATGATACACGCCTACTTTTTTGCCAAGTTTCATAGCCTGTTGCATGAAACCGTCACAATATTTATCTACGAAGGTTGTTCCCTCCGTAGCCTTACAGATTACAAAGTCACAAGTTATATCCTTCAGATTGAGTCCTTTCTGATGATTGCTTATATCTATTCCGTTTAATGCCATTTTGATCTCCTTCCTGTGCGATGTCGCACATAAACAATAAGAGGACGCTTATTTGTCCTCAGAATCTTTTTCGTCTTTTTCATCTATATTAATCCGTTCTTCCACCTGCGATCTAATATGTTTAACTAGTGGTTGCAGGAAGGCCGGAATATTTACTCCCATGTCCTGAATATTTTCCAAAATCGAAATGATTTCATTGCAGATTAGCCACATTGCCACTACGCATGCTATCAGGAATGTAACCGGCATTGGCTTTCCAATCGTTGTGGCTGCATATAGTAACAGTTCGTCAATTATTGCACCTACTACCACTAAAAGCCACATAGAAACTTTTTTAAAAATACCTCTTATGCTCTTATAGGAATTAATATCCTGCGACCTGTATTTGCTCGCCATCAAACCCGTGGCGTAGTCTATCAGGTTACATGTGACCAATAATATTACCGGCACCGCCAGAACCCCAAGGAGAGCCGATATAAAGGCGAATACCGCCGTGAAAATTGCTTTGATATAATTTGCCTGTTCCATTTTCATATACCTCACTTCTTTCTTAATATATTTTTATGTATAAAAATAAGACCTGCTACGGTCTTGCTCTGATTTCCATATTTTTTCCTTTCTCCACACATTAAATGGGAAGACCAAATTATTGTCCAATAATAGTACCTGTTACACTTAACTCTGTGCTGACAAGCCACACACCATTTTTTCTTGCTTGTAATCGCACACCGTTGATTTTTCCGGTTGTATTATTTATTAGAAATGAGTTGATCACAAATGAAACTCCATCTATCGGATTAATACTAATTGCCGGATCATTATTATATTCAAATCCGTCAAAGTAGAATGCAAAATCCCCATACGGAGATCCAGTTGTAACAGTAATGTCAAAGTAGAATATTTCGGTTATGTTTTTGGTTCTTATCTGCTTGCTATTTAGCTAACTAATGTAGATGAAATTTCACGCCATTTTTTGTCCCACACACTCGTATGGGAAGAAGTGATATAGATATTTGCTTCTGTTATGACAAGCATTCTCTCATTGCATTTGATGATGGAAACATACGCGTCTGTAGCTTTAAGACTAGGTATGTCAGCAATATTATAATATGAATATATGCCACATGTACCGCCTGGAGTAAAGATATCGAAAATGGATTTACCGTTTCCATTTCGCCATCTCGCGTGAAAGTTACTAGACCAGTTGCTATTTAATGTACGAAGGGCATCCGTAACTGTGCCATCTCCAATGCTGGATATGTCCGTGTTCCCCATCAATTTGTTTAATTTTGCAAGCGCATCATTAAGTTCTTTTCCTTGTCTGGCATCAAGCACGCCTCCCTCTGCGACAGTTGTGAGATTATTCACTACTTTGCAGAATGCTGCAGTACCAAGATCTGCAAACCACTTTTTAACTTTTCCCCACAATACAGGCACTTTGTCCCCGTTTGTTACATTTTCCCGCGTTCTTGCTTCTGTGAATACCGGCTCATCAGAGACATTTTTCAGCAGTGTCAGCATCTGTTCAATTATATCCGGGTTGTTATCAGCAACCGTAACAGTTGCCTCCAGTCCTTCTATAACCTCACCTTCAGCTACGGTAGTATTCCATTCGTTCACAAGATTTCCGGAGCTATCGGCTTTCTTTGCGCAAAAGACAAACCTGACAGTTCCCTTGTATTCTGCTACATTTCGGCTCAGCACCCATGAGAACGTTATGTATTCACCGCTTACTGCCATATCCTGAATCATGTAAGAGTCTTTGTTTCCATTGCCATTCTGGTAATTGATATACAGATGCAGCGTTGATAAGTCTATATTGTCACCCACGATTTTAGGACACTTGAACTTTTTTCTCTCGACATTTTGATCAGATTCAACTCCAAAGAATTTTTCTGACTCAGGAACGTATATTGATCTCGTATCTGCGTCAATGAGTAGTGTTCCAGATCCATCTATGCCTGCCTGAGCCAGCATTAAAGCTTCCTGTTCTGTCATTTCTGTAATACCTCCACTTCATTCGTAGTTATTTTATAATTTTTCTTCTGACCGATTACAGATATGTATATCCGCGCATAAGTAAGAATTTCGTTTGGTATGTCGCATACATTCTTGCCGTTGATTTCGTATACCGGTGCGGATTCTTTCACGCAACCAAATTCATCCCGGAATTTTACGATTTTTGCGCATCCATCCCAATCCTCATCAAAAGAAAAGGATGCTTTCAGATATCCTTCACTTCCCTTCACCAAGCCGGCAAATGAACATGTGCTGGATTTTTCAATTCTCTGTCCGTGTACTATAAATTCTAATCGTCTCATACAAACAACTCCTTATATAGCCATAATGATATAGTTAATACGCACCGGCAGTGATATTCCGGAGGTGTTGCGCCCGGCGAAACATGCGTACCAAATATTATTTTGATACGTACAGCCTTCCACATGAATTCCATATGCAGCTCCATCGCCATTAGATATGGTTACGGTCGCGTTCACTGAACCACCATCAGCTATTCCGAGCAATGTTGCAACTTCGGCTGCAGTGAATAATGCCACTGAATCTTTCCCATTTGCAATCTGGACTACTTTCGAACCGGCGATCATGCCAGTTGTCTTCTGAATCAGATGATTCAGAGATGCATAGATCGGTAAGACTGTATCGTTGTCTCCGTTCCACGGATCCCCTGCTCCAACCCACCAGTCTCCGTTCATCGGAGTCAGTGATGTTTTTGTTCCAGCAGCTCTATCTCCATAGACCAGCTGATAATAATTAACAGCCAACCGTGCCGCATTTCCGGCTGGGTCCTTTCCCATGTAGTATGTAGATCCGGCTCCGTAACTTGACGATGATCCATTGGTATCGTTGTATGTATCGATTATGCCTTTTTCAACATCAAAATTAACGGTACCTTCTTTATTTTTTATGATGCCTGCTATCACTGTGCCTAAATTTGCCGCAATTGCACTTAATACCTCTACATCGAGATTTTCTACCGACAGATAATGCACCACCCATTCCGATCCAGTCCAACGCTTTATAGGCTCGCCTGATGCAGTCTGCCATAGTTGATCGATCTCCGGTTTTTCCGGTGCTGTCTCTGATATCAATATGGCATCTTTCCCAGGCGTTCCGTTTTCTCCGTCTTTTACAGTTTCTACATGATCCCCGGTTCTATCTGTGATGCTGATTGTCGTCACATTTCCGGATTTTGTGATGTCTACAGTTGGAGATATTCCATCTTCTCCCGGCTCACCTTTCTCACCATCCACACCATCCACGCCATCTTTTCCCTTTGGACCCTGAAATTTTCCCCACCGGTACTTTGTCGGATCTTCAGAATCAGCTTTTTCAAAATCTGCATACTGTCCCATGTATGTTTTCCCGACAGTATCTGTTGTCGAAAATCCAGTTTTTCCATCCGCACTGGTCGCATAAGCGAAATGCACATAACTCGTCTCGCCGTTCTCTCCATTTTTCCCTGGAATTCCATCTGCACCATCTTCGCCGTTGTCGCCCTGAAATTTTCCCCACGTATATTTCGATGGATCTGTACTGTCATCCAGTTCATAATCTGCATAGGTTCCAATATATTTATTTGGCGTTTCCGTCATGTCACTGTATGATGTCGGGTTCGGTACCGCCGAATATTTCATATGGAAATATGTTGTTTTACCATCTTTACCCGCTGTTCCAGGAATGCCCTGCTCGCCTTTTATCTTTACCCATGTGTACTGCATCGGATCAGAAAGATCAGCTTCTTTCGTAAGCCGGTTCGTAGCGATTCCGAGATAATCTTTTCCGTAAGCATTGGCCGAAATTCCCGTTCCATTTTCATCATCTGCAAAGGCTGTCCACGTATAAAAATTACGATTCTTAGCGATCTTCTCAAATCGCTCTGCCAGCTCAATGACTTTTTCATCAATTCCGCTTTCCTGTCTTACATAGTCACCCAGCTCTGCTTCTTTCGTATCATTCGATTCCGAAGTCTCTAATTTCAACAACCTTGCAGTAAGATATGTATTATCGTCATCATCAACAATGGATACCGTATCACCTACCTTTACTCCATCCGGAAGATATAACAACTCAACCTCGTAGGTAACAGCTTCATCACAGATCTTCTTAAGGTTGGACACGGCACGATTGCACAATTCTGATTTTGATGTCGTATCGTACGTAAATGACTTCACGATATGCCCCACATCATTCTCTTTCTTTTCTGTCTTAATCTGATACCGGCTCCATTTTTCCAACGCTTTTCTGGACATCACATAGCTTCCAAATACGTGAAAATCACCGTCATCATATTTATACCCATCAAGCGTGATCGGATTTTCTGATCCTTCCGGTGTTCCGCCGGTACAGCGGTATGCTGTTGCAAGATCTGCGATAGAACTCTTGATTCGAAATCCACTAACCTCTTTACCAATGGTCAAAGTTACACCTGAATCATTCCCCCTCTTCTTATACACATTGATGTATTTTCCAGTCACAGCCATATTCTCGACTTTGAAGCAGAATTCAATCTCAGCATTATCAAACTGCGTAGCTACGCTCAATAGCCTTTCCGTAGCTGTAGCTTCACCGTCCCAGGATAACTTTCTTGTAAGATTGCTTACTTCGTTGATCCCGATTTCGAATCCGGAATCATATGCAAATTTATTAATATAATGATCAATGCTATATGCTTTGTCTGCAGTGTATGTTCCAACCACTTCGTTCAGCAGGTCCAGTCCCGCATCTTCAGCATAGATGGATGCATCCTTTTGAATCGGATCTATCGTCGAATCAATAATCGTATAAACTTCTGCCTTACCGTCGTCTGCGCTCTGTTTTAAGATGAAATTCCCGACTGCTGCAAGCTTCTTCACATCAACTTCCTGTTCTTCGTCCTCATCCGGATTTACAAAATTGTAATCCAAATTGCATTCAAAGATTGCTACACCTTCGGATATTTCTTCTGTCTTTTTATCATTTGTAATCATTAGTCCCTTCGGCAGTCCGGTAGATGCTGATCCAAGAATGTTCATTGCCCTGTCAGCAAAATATATGATCACAAGAACACCTCCCTGTACTTCATTCTAAACGTCGGTTTCTTCGCCCAGCTGGAGCACAAACATTGAACCTGATTAACTCCTGGCTTCAGACAAAATGTTTCCCAGTCGTTACCAAGGGCTCCCAGCTCCGGTTTCGGCAATCCATTCATAGTTACCGATGCTTCTTTGCAGTCAGCAATAACTCTGCTGGTTCGGGCGAATTTATTCGGCACGTCTCTCCATTTGTCTACACGAAGTTTTTGGAACCAAAAATTATTGATTCCGTTATATGTCAGATACCTGCTTCCGGATCTAGTTCCCCATTGCTTGATTGCTATCTGTATTTTGGTGCATTTCATGTCCTCGATCTCCGGTACCGTAAAGCTTGGGTACCCACCCCAGTAGAAGAATGTAAGCTTACTTCCTTCTTTCCGGATATCGCAATGTCCCCAATCCCAATACCAGGGGTTTTGCGTGTGTAAATGGCTGGTCGTGTAGCCATACTCTCTCAGCACTTTTCCTGCTTGGTGATCCGTATCTTTTTTGTTCGGGTTATAGCATACCAGCTCATAGCGTCCTGTATTTCCTGACATATCTGTCTTATACCAGTTCACGCCGCAAATCAGCTTATTATCCTCCGTGAGAAAATTGATACACATTTCTCCGGTCTGCCCCATCAATCCTGCATAAAACAAGATATGGAAATATGCGTAGAAATTTTTACATCCACTTTTATCTCCATTGGAATCTGCCGGTAAGATAACTGTCCTGAGACCTCCATTCGCACCGCCAACCTGCGTCCCTGCTTCTTTTAAGCATAGGAATTTGTTATTAAACCAAGTTGTCGTTCCAAGTTTTCCTTTCGCTCCATAGAGCGGATGCATATAATCTGTTCCGGATGTATCATCTGGTGCATTAAAGAAATCCTGTAGCGTTGCAAGAGTTTCATTCGCTTTGTAGTTCTCTCCGTCTGTTTCCTCAATATTTCCAATCTGCAAAATATGTTTATCCTGATCAACGAATCCGATAAATCCGTTCTCTCCATTTTCCATTACCGCTTCAAATGTTGGGTATGCTTTGTAAGTTCCCTTGTAATCAACAACAAATGTTGTTCCATCATCTGCAGTCGGTATAACCTCGTACTCTTCCACGGAATACTTAAACGGATCTGCGCAATAGAACTCAATTTCTGCAGTAATCGCATTCCTGCCATGCGGCACATCACCGGCATTCACCTTTGTTCCGACATAATACTTATCCGGTTCATCCAGGAAGATCAGCTTCGCTTCTGCCACATCAAGTAATGAATTCAATTTGTTATACGCATTCCGGAATTCTGCGTTGCTCTTGGCAATCAGTTGGTACCCGACAGTGATGGTCCTCGGCTTATATCGCTTTCTTCGATATCTGGAGCCATCCATGATCTCTGTAGATAGATCTGTTATTTCTGTTTCGATCATTTCCCGGCCGGACACATACAGTGTCCGATATCCGGGAATTACATTTTCAAAATAGACTCCGTTAAAGTTAAGAGCTTCGGAAGGCAGTATCTGCTCTTCCTGTCTCTCTGTAGTGTCTACAAATTTATACATATCTGCCCTCCTTATCTCATGCCTTTCTTTCGAAGATCTCTTTTCTGCTGCTGTTCAATTTCTTCTTTGGTGTATTTCGCCGTTGCCTTTGCCACCTGCCGTCCATCTACTTCAACAGGGACGTAAATGGTATAGATTTCGTTTCTGGTGTAGTCATAATCATCATTCAGATCTTCGATGCCAATTCTTAATCCAGCTCCAATTTCCGGAACAGGAACTAAATCCGGAATGTCTACCAGTTTCCATGCTGCCTTTTTCGCATCTGTGACCCTATCAGAAATTCCATTTACCCATCCTTCACCGAAATAACCTCCAAGCTTATCTGCTACTTTTGACGGACTATGAATCTGCGCCTTCGCCCGGATTGCCGCCTCTGCTGCAGCCGCCAACTGCGCTGCGACAGATCTTACACGTCCAATCTGACTTGCCATACCATTTGCAAGGCCAGCTCCTATATAAACACCGCAACTGTACGAACCGGATCCGGCTGATCGCATTGCTGACACTGTGGATGTAGACATAGATCTTGCTGTGGATACCGCTCTGTTCATTCCATTGCAGACTCCGTTATTGAAGTTATTTCCAACAGCGTTCCCGGAACTCCTTGCTTTTCCTTCTGCGTTTGAAAATTGTCTTACCAATGTATTAACTGCCGACTTTGCTCTACTTCCCAACGCATCCAGTCCGGAATTTACCACATTCACACTGGCTCGCATACTCGTGAGCGAGCTTTGGGCGCTTTTGGCATTACCGGCTATGGATTTCATGCTTGAATTGACAGACTTTAATGCTACCACCATTGCAAGGGTGCCAACTGCGCCGCCTGCCATAGCAGCTCCAAATGCTACCACTACAACAGCCGATGCGCCCATTCCGGCCGCAAGACCTAATGATAATGCTGTTAAGGCTGTCAGTGCTCCTACCGTTGCTAAAGCTCCGGATGATACGGCAGGGAATGCAGCTCCCATCAACAGAAGTCCTGCCCCAGCTACTGTAAGACCGGCACCAAGGGCCAGTGTGCCTGCTGCCAGAAGCAACACACCCGCTGCCGCAATCAGGACAGCTGCACCTACCACCGTAAGTCCGGCACCTACCACTACAAGTCCGGCACCAAGGACAATGCATCCCGCTCCGGCTACTGCAGCCCCAGCGCCAAATACGATCATGCCTGCTCCGAGGGTTGCGATGCAAGCCGCTCCCTGAATTCCATATTGCACAATGGTCGGAAGCACACCTGCTACTATGGCAAGCCCAACACTTGCCAGCAGTGCTCCGGTTGAAACCAGTAATATAGCTACACCAAAGGCAATGAATCCGGTTGCTCCGGCCGTCAATGCCGGTCCTAGTGCTGCTGCGCCAAGGGCAAGTCCGGCAATTGCCGCAACCATGCCAACCATACATCCTATAGCAAGCGGTCCCGCATTCGCCAGATTAACAGCCGCCAGTGATAATACAGCAATCCCCGTTGCCGCAATCAGGACAGCTGCTCCAAAGGCAATGAATCCGGTTGCTCCGGCCGTCATAGCCGGCGCCACATTTTTGGCAACGACCATTAAGCCTGCCACTGCAACCGTCATGCCGATCAGTACTCCTGCTGCCAGTGGTCCAGCTTGTGCGATTTGCACGGCTGAATATGCCAAAAGGGAAAATCCTGCTGCAATCAATGCTACTCCTGCTCCGATCGCTACAAATGCTTTTGCTGATTCTACGATAGTCCCTGATGATTCTTTACTTGCAGTGCCTACCGCTTTTTCACCCGCTGCTACGCCAAATAACTTACCTGCCAGTGTCGCTATTCCTTTTCCTGTCATGCTTACAATTGCGCCCGCAAAAGTTTTGACACCAGGGGCGATTGCACTGACTATTTTAAAGCCTTTAAAAGCAACATATAATTTCGGTAACAGCGTAATTGCTTTTGCCACTTCTTTATCATGATCTTTTAGAAAATCCGCAAATGTAGTCAATGCACCTGTTGCTGTTCCCATGCTTTCAGAGAAATTATCCACACTTTCCTTTTTTCCAAATGCTCCGGTAAGTTCCTGTACTTCGTCAATAATCGCACCAGCTGCCTCTCCAAAGGCTGTCCCTACCTCTTTTGCATCTGTTTTCAGCACGTTCCAGTATGGAGATATAAGTTCGATTGCTTTTGGAATTCCAACGGACAATTTGTCAAATCCCGCCTCCACCTTACCGGTCATCCCATTGATTGCATCAATCACTTTAGGCTTTGCGAAAGTATCATAAAGCTTCATCATTCCGCTTACTGCAGATGCTTCCAAGTTACCCATAGCGCCTTCAAATGTTGTTACGGATGTGGCTGCTTCTTTCGCCATGTCAGTCATACCAATGTTATTGATAGCCTGCCCGAGCATGTCTGCGGTAATTGCACCCTTTTCCATTGCTCCTTTGAAGTCGTTCCCTAATGTTGGATTCAGCTTAATCAGCTCTTTCCGTAAGCCTCCAGCAAGCTGCGGACTGGCATTAATGATCTGGTTCCAATCCTGCGCATGCAAAGCTCCTGCCGCCATTGCCTGCGAAAACGCAAGTGCTACCGAGGAATATTCCTTTGCACCTCCACCAAATACAGCAACTGCATTACCGACTGCTTCCGTCAACTTGTCTGCGTCTTTGATTCCATTTGCCGAAAGTGAGCCGAATGTACTCATAACATCCTGCAGGGAGAATACTGTTTTATCCGCATATGTTTTTAATGTACCTGTTGCTCCGGCTATTCTCTGTATTTCCGCTTCGGAATACCCGGAAAATCTCATAGCTGCCTGCAACTTATACATGGAATCCGATGTTTCTATTGTCTCTTTCGACAAATCACCGACTGAATTTGTCACCAGCGACATCGCCTTTCCGCCGATTGCAGCCATTGCACCGAATCCAAGACCGCCGGTGAGAGTAGTTTTCAGATTATTCGCATATCCCTGGCATGATTTCATAATGGATGAAAAGTTTTTGTCCTGCGCTGATAATATTGCTTTTACACTATATGATTCTGCCATGTTCTCACTCCTCTCTATCCAGCAGTTTGGTTATTCCAGCAAATCTGGATGGTTTCCTTCGATTCTTCATTTTTTTCAATTCTTTATCAAAATCAAAGAACTGCCGGAAGCTCTTGTAAACTGGTTTGGTCTTGCCTTTACCGGCTTTCTTTTCTGCCTTTACCGCAAAATTCAAAAATGCCTGACGATGTTCATGTAAACTCTCGTCAAGCATCCGAAGCTCCAAAGCCTCCATCATAAGTTCATATTCTGCCAATGTCAGCTGACCCACCTGTTTAAATGACGTGAAGCCAAAATACCGGAAGCAATTCCTTGCTACGGTTGTATATAGGTCTTCCTCTTCTACTGCTCCTGAGCCTGCTGTTTCTTCGCCATCTGTTCTTCGTACTCTTTCAAGATCTCTTTCACTGCTTTCTTGGTAGCATTTGCTTTCGATAAAAAATCTTTTGTTTTCTCCATGAGTTCATCGATGTCTACCTCTTCCGAATCAATGTAAGAATCTAACATTGCCTTTGTTACTCTTGGATTCTCTCCCTTATTCGCCAAATCTAACAGATCTACCAGTGCATTCGGTTCCTGATCAACCACAACACTAGCGATCAGATACCTTGCTCCTATTTCTTTTGTTGTTCCCGGCATTCCCTGAACCGGAACTACGGTAAGCTTATTTGCTTCTCTTAAGAATCCCATTCCGAATTTAAACTGATATACTGTTCCGTTGATTGTAAGTTCCATCATATTGTTTTATCTCCCTTCTGTGCGATGTCGCACATCAAAAAGAGGACGATTCTTCTCGCCCTCTTAAGCTCCTGTCTTCTGAGTGTCTGCAAATACATATGCTGCTACTTCCTGCTGTTCTGCAGTAACCGTTGCATAGCCATCTACGCCTTTTCCTTCCAGTCCAAATGTCAACGATAACTCAACATTATCCTCTGCATTGGATGTCTTATCAATTTCCGTAAGATATCCCTGGAAGTATTTTGCCTTAAATTTATCAGTCGAGCTCGCCTGCGGCTCTGCTAAGTTTACTTCCCAGATCTCCATCTTTTCGTCATCATCGAGTGCTGCTTCCAGCTCATCGATGAACTTATCTCCTTTTTTTAAAAGGCTTGATGCTGTGATTTCTCCTTCTGCTGCTCCCGGTGTACGTACTGTGCCGTCTTTTGTCACTGTCGAATCAGCGTCCTTCGACTTTGTACGTTCATTTTCTGTCGTAAATGCAAGTGCTGTTGCATCATGATCTTTCTCTGTACTCAGGATACGGTACAGATATACGATCTTTTTTCCTGCTACTGCTTCTGCAAATAACTGCAGTCCAAATAACTTTCCGTTCTTCACTATTGTCATCTCCTAACTAAATTTATATCCCACTTCCAAAATTCCCATAAGAAGCGGCTGTTTCGTTGTATTATCCGGCGTAATTCTTTGTGTCGGTCTCTGCATATTCCAGGCATAGTGCGCTGTATGTTCGATAGACCTGCAGATCTTTTTGATATCTGCTAAGATACCAGATACCGTTCCTCTCTGCCGTATATTATCATGCCAGACTTTCAACGTCAGATTAGCCTCGCCGATAATCTCATTTTTTGTAGCCTGATCACTCTCGGAGCAATCCGCCAGGTAAACAAAAGGATACGGCGTGTCCTCAGGCGGTAAATCCGTGTCATACACACCAACTCCCGTATCCTCATATTTTTCTTTCAATGCCATCAAAACAGCACTGAACAATTCCTGCTGTGGATCCATCTTATCACCTCACAAGCTCCTTCATATCTGCCTTGAACTTTTCCTTCTGTTCTTCAAATGCTGGACGTATATGTGGCTTTCCTTTCATGAATCTTGTTCCATATTCCTGATAAGCTGCATATTCCGCTGTTGATTCAACCTCTGCAGTCATGCCGCCATCTGTAATTTCCAGCGTAATAGATCTTTGTAAATAATGTGTATCTACCGGTGCTTCTTTTTGAGCCTTTTTCTGCAACTGTGCACCGTTTTTTTTCACAGTTGCTTTGACTTTCGATAAATCCATGTTTTTAGTCAGTTTAGCCTCCAACTTTTCAAAGCCTATCAGCTTTACTCCCATCACATCACCTCCGACGCAACATATACCTGCTTCGTCCGAAGCTTCCTGCTGAAATCTACACCATATGTTTTATTCCCTACGCGAATCCTGTCAAATGGCCGGTCATAATGATTCTGCAGGTGAATGGTGAGGCTGCCTTCCTTAATTCCGGAATAGACAAGCATCATCGTATTCGTACCGGTATCCATGACTGAGGCAGACTTCATATCTTCCGATATCGTGTCTTCCCCGTAATTACCGGTAGCCGGATCATACTCTCCAGGGGTGAGTTTCTGGAAGTATATAGGTGTGTCATATCTCATAGGAATCTCACCTTACCTTTCTTTGATTCTTTCTGATCATCCAGATATGCCCGGATATCATCCATATATCCCGCAAAATCATTCTCCGACCAAGAAAGACTTTCTCCCTCAACACTGTGAGAGGAAAGCCCTTCCGAACCGATTCTGTTGAACCGTATGATTGACACATCCAGGATGATATAATTCATCTCTTCCGGAGGTTCCAATCCCCCGAGAAGAAAGCGCAGTCTTTGCTTGGTAGCCTTTAAAATCAGCAGTAATTTATTTTCCAAGGCTCCGTCTATTTCTTCCGGCAGTCCCAACAAGGCTTTCAGATCTTCAATCATATGATCCTCCTATTCTGCCGGCTCTTTATTTTCGGGTTCCTTCTTTCCGGCTTCTGGTGGTTTTTCATCGACATCTGTATCGGTCACATTATCCTGATCCTTTTCTACCAATTCGATCAGCGGAGTGTGCTGTTTGTTGTTACTGCCGGCCAGCTCCTCGATTCTTTCTTTGCTGACATCTACTCCTTCACGAGGGAAGATATCTCCCTCGTTATAGGAATGATCGTTATCATGGAGATCAATAAAATGCTTGATTACCTTATACATACTTTTTTACCTCCTATGCTCCCGGGTTGACCGTTACAGCCACATCACCGGAACGAACAGCTTTGTAGTTCTGATCACACTCAACCAGCGTGATATGGTGAGTTGCTGTCGAAGCAATCTCTGATTCACCGTCCCACTTAGACCAGTTCTTAACATCCATACCGTAAGTTACTGCTGTTGCAGCTGCAGCATCTTTGTACTTCCAGCAGTTTCTCATTGACATTAACTGCTCTTTCACTGTCAGCTTTGTGGTTCCTGCTTCTGATCCAGCCTCTGACGTTACATTTAATGTTCCTAATGTCTGTGTATCAGATTCTCCTACGGAGATGTAAGCAATCGCATCCAGATACTCACAGAACAGACGTAAGCCCATGATTGCGTAGTTATCGGAAATCATACGGCTGTATGTTCCTTCTGAGTGGAATCCGATAAATCCTGTCTCTGAATCTGTTGTGAATTCAAGTCCAGCTTTGGCAAAATCTGAATCTCCCGGATCAACATAATATGCGATCATGTTGTTGAGCGGTGTTGCAATTACAACATTCTGCGGAACCTCAGAAGTAACAAATACTACATCTGCTCCGAGGAAATTTGTCAGATACTTAAACCCGAATGCCGTCTGCAGTGTAATATCTGCCGCACCGAGATACTTGTACACATCCAGAGTATTTACCCAGACAGCTACTCCGGTTGCTGTTCTTTTCATCTTCTGGAACTTAGCCACAACCTTTCCGATCGCCATTGCAACAGCCATCTGCCAAGTTGTTTCATATCCTGTAAGAGATCCGGCTTTTAACTGTGCGTAGAATTTATCAGTCACTACATTCTGCAGATCGGACTTAAACTCATCATCCGTATCCTGTACTGCCGCCTCATAACCTTTTTCCGAAATGGCTTCAAGAGATACGCCTTTACGATATTTTTCAATCTTGATCGTATCAAAAGGCTTTTCTTCTACTGTGTATCTGGACATCGGGATTTCTTCGCCTTCTCCAACATCCCCTGACTGCAGTTCACCTTTTACCGTTTTGGTCTTTAATACCGAATTGTTTTCCTTCCTGATCATTCTGGTAATTCCCAGAATATCTAACAGTGCCTTCAGGTTCTTACCAAAGGATGTGACAAAGTCAATCTCTCTGGCTTTTACCTCGATCTGCGCTTCTCCTGTCAGGTTATTCGGTGCTGCAAATACCTGCAGACCTAATCTTCTAATATCATGCATGTTTCATACTTCCTTTCTTACTGAAATAATGTAATATTCTCAGCAATCAGTTTCTGTCTTTCCGACGGATTCTTCACTGCTAAGATCTGTTCTTTTGTCATTGGTGGTTTATCTCCACCGTTACCGGCTTTTGGAGGTTTTCCCTTTAAGGCATCTTTCACTGCTTTCTGGACAGCTTCTTTGTACATAGTAGAAAAGGCTTCCACTGCCGCCTTGGTTCCATCTGCATCTTCTGCTACAAGATTCATAACCAGCTCATCCGGAATAGTAATGTTCTCATCTGCCAGCATCTTACGGGCTTCTTTCGCCATGTCCGATCTGGCATTCTGGCGTTTCATCTCTTTCAGTGCATCCTCCGCTTTCTTTGCCCGGTAGTTTGCCTTTTCCTCATTGGTCATCTGTGCGAGCTTTTCCGCTTCCGATACCTTATCGTCCGTCAGCGTCTTCCATTTGGTCTGTGCATTTGTCACAGCCGTATTAACAGCCTTCTGGACACGTCGGTCGAACTCTGACTGATTGCCTTCCAACTTCAGGAAATCATCAAATGACATTGTTGTGTTGCTGTTACTTCCAGGATCTCCTCCAGTTCCAGCACCGTCTCCTTCTCCGGATCCACCGCCGTCTCCTCCAGGCTCTGTAAATAACTGCAGGTTGCTCATTGGAATTCTCCAGTGATTGTTCATGTGTTTCATTTTATCTATCCTTTCCGCCCCGCCCCATTCATTTAAGCCCAGGTCGTTGCATCTTGAATGTGTAGTTTAACGACATCCCGGTCACATTAAGTTACATGATCCGGACATACTCCGGAAACTCTTCGGCAATCATACAGATGCCAATGAAAAAGGAATCCACCAGAGTTTTTGACTTCTCTGATAGATTCCCATACTTTATATCCACCCTCCCGGGAGATATCTCATATTCAATTTTATCGTCTGTCAGGTCCTTTATGGACTTGATCAGTGTCTGTGCAAGTGCTGTAATCCCGGCACATACGATATCTGATCCGGAAACAGCATAATTTGCATGTCCGGATATCTTTATTTCATCCTTGCGGACAGTTACTTCAATCAAGGCATCCCACCTCCTGAAACGTGGCAAAGATTTTCGATGATTGAATTGCTAACCAATCCACCATTTCTTCATTTTGCGCCCAAGCGGATATCATATTCGAGTTTGCAGACAAGCCGCTCTCTTCCAAATATGCATGTATAATTTCATGTCTCAGCACACGGTTCATATGTCGTTTTCTTCCTTCATCCGTGAAATCTTTATCCTTGTTTTTCAGAATATAAATTTCTCTATTACATCGATTAAACAAACCATCTGCATATTCTCCCACGCCTTTCAATCGCTCCGGATACTCGTCTACAAAACGAATATCGTAACATGTCCCCATAATACTAACATTCATATCTTACAATCCTGTCACCTCCTTGTGCTAAAATGAGTATAAAAATACCACCAATCAATATGATCAGTGGTAATTAACCCCAAGCTACAATATCTTCTTTTGGGAAAGTGTTCTTTTCACAATATTCTTCCAGACGTCTCAACGCATGTGCTGCATAGCTCATATCATATCCGTCCGCTTTTTCTTCAATATCTCTTTCCCTTGTTGTTTTTCCCAAAATAACAACACCGTATTCTTTTGAATCTTCCGGATAATATCTGTATTTTACATCCGCTTCTGTAATTTCAATCAATTCAAGTCGCAGCATCTGTCCACTTCCCTTCTACAAATTATTTTTATTTTTGAACTCCTTTAAAGCTTTTTGATAATTATATTTTTTCTCTGCCAAACGGTGTGCTTCCTGATAACTCATATGTTTTTTATTCATCAACTCGTATTCCAACCGTTCATGCTTCAGCATTATCAAATCATGCTCTTGGATATTCTTTCCTTCACGCAATCTTCTGAACGACTCCGCCATATCATAATCTGGATCAAATCTTCGCTTTCCACCGTATAGTTCATGTTCTTTTATAAATACGTGATCATATACCTTGTTAATGCTCTTTTCCGATATTCCCGTATTATTCGCAATGGTCTTGACCATATTGTTCTTTTTGCTACGTCTCACAGATTCATAATATTTAATAGCGTGTGCATCTCTTTTAACATATAATAGATCATTCTTATCTGTAAGAGCTCCTTTCACAGCTCCTGAATTTATTATATCATTTCCTTTACCTTTTGCAATAGAGCTCTGATATCTTCCGGTGGAACTGCTACGTTTTAACGTCTTTTCCAACTCTTCTTTAAATATTTTTGCAAATTTTCTTGGGTTCTTACATGTATAAGCCTCTGCAAATGCTTCTGCAAACGCTTCACGTGCATCTTTACTTCCATATGATCCCAAAACGTCTACCAGATTACTTGTTTTTGCTTTAAATATGTCTCCATCAAAATACCTAAGCAAACTACTTTGGACAATATCATAATCCTCCACTGAAAAGTTTTTATTCAAGCTATCTGCTATATAGTGGCCATACTCATGTGCAAAGAAATGTATTTTACAGTCATCCGATTTTGAATATGTTATCAGTTTCGATGTTGGTTTGGATTCAATAGATTTCTTCATAAGCTTGATTGATCTTGATTTACTATAATACGCACCTGCTGCCGTTTTTCCATTTTCTTTTAAATCATCAACGACAGATATCGAATTTAGTTGCAATTTATTTTTATTAAAATAGCTTGCGTGCTTGGCTTCAAAATCCGAAACAAAGTCCGCATATTTGTTTATGATTTCCTCTGGTAGCTCAGTCGATGAATTGTTTCTAAACTTTATGCCACATGATTCGAATTTCGCAATCGGATCTTCTTTGGCATTGGATTTATAATTCTTTTTTTCTTTATCATTAAGTTTCTTCCTTATTTTCTCAATTTTTTCAGCAATTTCTTTTGCTTT